CCAACGACAACCACTACAACACAACCATCTATATTTTATAGAATTTATCAGAAGTTTACAATCTAATTGTAGTGCAGATGATACTATTATTGAGGTTTCTAATCAAACAAACTCATTTCCTTCAGTTATATCTGATGGTTTAATTTGTTATTCTTCATTGCAAGATGGAGGTGCAGGAACAAGTGGTGATGTAGATAATTTCTTGGATTTTGCAGATTGTGCAGCTTGTCAAGCATACATAAGCACAACAACAACACAAGCACCAACGACTACACAAGCACCTTGTACTGAAATACAAGCTAATGTATCAACATCAGCTTTAAGTGTTTGTTGTGGTGGTAAACCAGTTTTTCTTTACATAAATTCAACTTCTTTAGCAACTGCGAGTGCAGTATTTACTAATTCAGATTGTACTATATTTTTACCTGCAGGTAATTTTATAAAACATAGTGAGGGATTATTCTTTTGGAATGGTAACACATTATCAAGTCAAACTTGTCCAGGTTGTTCAGATGGTGCTATACAATAATGAGATATATTTGTTGCCAACCATCTACTATTTATTATTCGTGGCAAATAGATGCTATGATTCATAGTTTTTTACAAAATGGAATAAAAGCGAAACAAATTGATATTGTTTTTGCCGATAAACCAAACAATGAATATCCTTGTTTTTATTTGACAGAAAAATATCCTGATGTAAATTTTTATTTTTACCCTGATACAAGAAAAAACATAAAATACATTTCAAGTGTACGACCTCATATTTTAAAGAAACACTTTTATAAATATGCTGATCTATATAAAGGAACTTTTATGTATCACGATTGCGATATAGCATTGACAAAACCTTTAGAAATAGATAATTATTTGTGCGGTTGTAATCAAACTTGCTATTTAAGCGACACCATAAGTTATATAGGACACGATTATATATTATCAAAAGGGGAAGATGTTTTAGATTTAATGTGTGATGTAGCAAACATTGATAAAGACATTGTTAAACAAAATCAAGATGTATCAGGTGGTTGTCATTATATATTGAAAAACATTGACTATACATTTTGGGAAAAAGTTGAAATAGATTGCGAAAACTTATTTACAGAGGTTGTTAAATTAAATACAAAAAAAAGAGCAAAAGATAATAGACACCACCCATTGCAAATTTGGTGTGCCGATATGTGGGCAGTTCTTTGGAATCTTTGGAAACTTGAAAGAAAAACAGAGATAATAAAAGAATTAGATTTTACTTGGGCAACTGAAAACATAAATGCTTGGGGTAAAAATGCAATATTTCATAATGCAGGAATAAACAACGATAATAATAACGAGTTTTATAAAGCTAAATACTTAGGAAAAAAACCACCAAAAGATTTAAAAATAAATCCAAATTTAGCTTCATATAAGTATTACGAACTTGTAAAACAAATATTGTAAATTTGTGGTATGGGTACAATTAGAACAGAACAAACAAGATTACTTCAAGAAAATGGCACAGAAAATATAGAATTTTTTGTTTATGATAAAGATGGTATTGCTAAAACAACATTAAAGCAAACCAAAGATGTTTTAAAACAAGTACCAAGCAACATTACACCAATTAATTCTGATCTTGTAGCAGAATATATAAGACCATTAAGAGATGCAATAAAAACAACTAAAACAAGTGCAATGCAGCTTTTAAATAAAAATCCAAACTTTAGATATAACTCTTTTAATTGGGATATAACTGCATCAAAAGCAACAATTCAAATACCAAGTCAAATATTGTTTGATGTAAACCCAGTGTCAGGTATTTATTGTTTATATCAAGAGCAAATGCCAGTTGCACCTGAAAAAACAACTTATATGATTAAAAACATTTTAAGTGATACAAGAATAGTGAGTGGTCGTGATATTGAAGTTTCTTGGAATTATTATATGTTTAGTGGTGGTTTGGGTTCACCTCTTATGAATCAATTTATTAGTGTTGGTCTTGATTCGACAAATAATGGCACAATAAATAAAATGTATGATTTTGGAGATAATAAGTTTATATCAGAATGTTCAGGTTGTGGAGAAGGTGGTGATCCAATAGCTTTTACTGATGATAGGTTTTTTAAAAAAATAGATTATACACAATTTGATTCTTGGAATAAATATAAAACAACACTTCAGTCAAACTTAACTGGCACTGAAACTAATCCTCATATTGAAGTTAAATTGTTTCAAACGACAAGTCCTGGATTTTTATTCGGTAAAGCATTTTATGATGGTATCTCGATTTCTCAAAAAGCTAATGCTATAAAATCTATTCATACAAAAAGGAGAGGTGGAATATTTGCTTTAGTTGATGGTATTGTACAACAAATTGATGATGAAACTAATATTAGTGGTGAATACAAGCAGAAAGAAACAATACTTTCTAATCAACTTGATTCATTAAATGTTGCTTCAATAGAGTTCACCTATGGTCGTAAAGACAGACCAAATTCATTATTTAATGCCAATACTTTAGATAAGTGTGTGCTACAAGAAATAATAAATGATTTTAGAGAACCATTAAAACGATATGAAGGTTCTTTCTATAAAGATGATTCTGATGTTGTACCAATTTATTTTTATCACAAGCTATGGGTAAACTTCGGAACTACAGTTTTACAAGAACCAGTTACTGCTATTATTGATGAAATGGAATTTGATGTAAAGCAAAATGAATATAAAATTGTTATGCACATTCCTAATCAAGATGATGATAAAGTAACTTATGATTTATATAAATTTGAATAAAATTTTTTATTAATGAAAATATTTTTAACTTTACCGCAATGTTACTAAAGAATATTTTAGAAGGTTGGGGAAATTGGGCATTAAGCCAATTTAAATTAGTTGATCCTAAAATAAAACAAATGTCAAAGATGAGATTGCTTATTTGCGATATTTGTGATATTAGAAGTGGTCATATATGTAACCCAACAAAAAAGGGAGTAAATGTTAAAACTAAACAAATAAAAAATGGTTGTGGTTGTGCAATACCACCAAAGACACTTTCCCCCTTATCTAAATGTCCTTTAGATAAATGGTAATCTATGGATAAAATACAAACGTTTATCAGTGAGTTCGAAATAGAATTTATTGATGATTTAAGGCGATTAGGTCTTAAAAAGAAAGATGTGTTGGAAAAGTTAGAAATGACCTTGCCCACATTGAATTCAAAGATTCAAAACCCTGATACATTAACTGTTAAGGATATAAAGAATCTTATTGAATTAGAATTTAATTTAGAAACTATAAAGAATGAGTACCGAGAAATCGAAAACAACTCCTAAAAAAGTTGTTAGTAAAAAGATGGATTTTCCAAATTGGAGTATCAATCTTAAAATATTTAGAATTCAAAATGAGCTTGAAGCTATCATTAAAGATGCTAAAAACCCTTATTTTAAATCTAATTATGCAGACATCAATGCGATGTTAGAACAATTACAACCTTTATTAAATAAATACAAAGTTGCAATTGAACAACCAATGAGAGATGGTAAAGTTTTTACTATTTTGACTTGTGTTGAAACAGGAGATTCTAAATCATCAAGTTTAGAATTACAACCTATGTCTGATCCACAAAAACTTGGAAGTGTTATTACATATTATAGAAGATATACATTACAAGGTTTGCTTGGAATTAGAACTAAAGATGATGATGCGAATATAGCATCAGGACAAACTATTAACGAAAGCAGAGCAACAAGTTCTGTAACAATAAATGAAATTTAAAAATTATGGCAGAAGAATTTGTACGTAAAGATGGTACTGGGCAACTTAATAAAAACTCATATAAAACCACTGACAATCACCCTGATTATAGAGGTGATGCTAAAATCGATGGTAAAAACAAAGAGTTAAGTGCTTGGGTTAAAACCAATGTTAAGGGCGAAAAATACTTATCATTAAGTATTCAAGAACCTTATAAAAAAGAAGAAGTCAAAACTCAATCTATACCTGTGAAAGCAGATCAAGATATGGCAGATGATGACTTACCATTCTAACTTTAAGGGGGTTAATCACCCCCTTTTTTAATACACTATATTATGAATGAACATATGTTATATCACAATGTTTTAGCCAATTTCGATAAAAAGCTAAAAGAAGAAGAAGAAAAAAATAAACAATTAAAAGAAGAAAATAAAAAACTAAAAGATGAACTTAAAAAACTTAGAGATAAAAAATGATTCAATACAAGATTATCATTCTCAAAAATCAATATCAGCAAGTAGCTTAAAGTATATAGCTGAAACATCTGTTTGGCATTACTTAAATAGAAAACCCATAAAAGAAACAAAGTTTATGAAGATTGGCAATGCCGTTCATACAATTTGTTACGAGGGTATTGAAAAGTTTGGCGAACAATATTATGTTATGCCCAAAGTAGATAAGAGAACTAAAGAGGGTAAAGAACTTAATGAAAAGTTAATTAAATGGTCAAAGGGTAAAGTAATAATTGATGAACAAGAAGATCAAATAATAAGGGGTATATATGAAAACTTTAACAAGAGTAAAAAGGCACAAATGTATGCAAAAGGCAAAGTTGAGGTTTCCCATTATGGAACATATCAAGATATAGATGTAAGGGTTAGACCTGATTGTATGGGTGATGATTGGATAAGTGATATAAAAACTTGTCAAAACAGTAGTCCTAAAAGATTTCTTCGTGATATTTTAGACAGAAACTATCATATACAAGCATATTTTTATTCTTTGATGTTGGGTTATGATCCTAAAAAATTTAGATTTATAGCTTGTGAAACCAATCACCCTTATGGTGTAGAGGTGTATGGATTAGATGAAATTTTTATTGAAAATGCAAAAGAAGATTTTGAAAAAGCATTTACTTTTTGGAAGCTATATAAAGAGAAAAACATCATTACTGGTTATCAATCTTCAAATTTTGATAAAGATGGTTCGATTATATTGAAAGGATTTAAAAGAAAAAAATAATTATTAAATAATATAAAATGAAAGATTTAAAAATTATCAAAGACATTGTTAATGAATATTTTCAAATTGACATTGCTAAAAAAACAAGAATGCAAGTTTATGTTGATGCAAGGGGTATTTATTATAGTTTATCAAGGGAATTAGTTCCAGGTGCAACCTATGAAAAATTAGGTCAATCTGTAAACTTAAACCACGCAACAGTAGTTAACGGAATGAAACAATTTAATTTTTTAATTGAATATAATAAATCAACCCAAAATAATTACTTAACTTTAAAAGCAATATGTTTAAAAAATATAGATAAGTTGGCAAATCCATTTGAAAAATATTTAAGTAAAGAGGATAAAATGCAACATAGTGTAATGGAATATTTAGCATTCCAATATCCTAATGTTTATGCTATTCACGTTGCAAATGAAGGAAAAAGAAGTCCATTTGAAAGATTTAAGTTTAAATATTTAGGTGGAAAAGCAGGTGTTCCTGATATACTTATATTTAGAGGAGGTGGAACTGGTAGGTATGGTCTTGCTATTGAACTTAAGATTGGTTATAACAAGCCAACCGATAGCCAAAAAGATGCTTTAGAAAGATTAAGAAAAGAGAATTGGGAATGTCATTGGACAAATGACTATGATAAAACTATTGAAATTATAGACCTTTATTTATCTAAACCCAATGATTCAGAGTTATAAAATGGTTTACTGGTCAGAATCTAAACAAAGGATTCGATATACTGTTGTTCATAATTTTGAGGATTTTGAAAACTATACTTATATCGGTTCGCTTACAAAGGTTGAATTTGATTTACTTATTGAAGCATTATTCTTAAAGTTTCAAGATGAGGAAATATCTAATGAAGATGTTCAATTAATGTATGATCGATTGAGAAAGTTTTGCAATGAAATAAAGAATATTACCGAGAACTTATAAATTAAATGAAAAAAAGTTATTATGCTATCATACCTGCATTTGTCAGATATGACCAAACACTAACCCCTAATGCCAAATTATTGTATGGCGAAATTACTGCTCTATGCAATGAGAAAGGTTTTTGTTTTGCAAGAAATAAATATTTCGCTGACCTATATAATGTAAAAACAAGATCAATTACCGATTGGATAGCACAATTAAAAACTCAAGGATATATAAAGTTAAAAATGACTTATAAGGAAAATTCAAAGGAAATTGAAAGTCGTGAAATATATATCACAAATTTTCTTGAGGTAGTGAAAAAAAATGCACCCCCTATGGAAAATAATCACCAGGATAATATATATAATAATATAAATAATAATACAGAAGAATATAAAGGGAAAGAATTTTCAGATATGGTTTTAAAATCTTTTAAGCCAATATGTGATTTATTTCCAATTCAAACACAACCAAAAACACAAGCCGATAAAAAGGCTTGGATTGATTGTATAGATAAACTTGAAAGGTTAGATGGATATTCACCAAGAAAAGTTTATTACATAGTCCAAAAAGTTAGAACAGATGATTTTTGGAAAAACAATTTTTTGACCATTTTAAAACTTAGAAAGAAAAATAAAGATGGTTTGAAATACATTAACCTATTCGAAGCCAAATTTGGTAAGAATCTAAAACAAATAAATATATGAGTAAAAAGAATAAACATCAAGAAAGAAAAGAAATTCCTGTTTTTTCAGGAGTTCTAAAATATTTTCCAAAAGCAATTAGATATGTTTCTAAAGTTAGTTATGTTGGAAATGAACAACACAATCCAGGAACACCACTTCATTGGGATAGGGAAAAATCTAAAGATGAATTAGATGCTTGTGTAAGGCATTTAATAGATCACACGGAACAACCAGTTGATGATGATGGATTATTACATCTTGGTAAAGCTGCTTGGAGAACACTTGGTGCATTGGAGAAATTTTTAGAGATGAACGATGAATAAATCTCTTGTTAAAGAACTAAAAGCAAAAGCTGAAATCGTAGCCGATAACTTTTCCAAAAAGAATCGTGAAGGTAATTTTAACAATGAAATATTTAAAGTTGTTGAGGTTATTCCAATGTCAGATCATACGGCTTCGGTTATATTTAAAAAGAACACTGGAAAGAAAGCAGTTTTCTTTTTCTACTATCTCAATAGAGGTATGTCAAAGGGTTGGCAATATTTTGTACCAACCGATGCCCATATTATTGGTATGCAATCATTTAATTTTTATAAATTAGAAGTTGAAAGGAATAATTATAAAGAAAACTTTAATGAAAGATAAATTTTTAGATTTTGGAATCGACATTGGTTTCAAACAAGGGGAGTTCCACACTACTTGTCCAAAATGTAGTAGTACAAGAAAAAAGAAAACCGAAAGGTGCTTATCAATTAACGAACCAAAAGGTTTATTTAATTGTCATCATTGTGGATATAGTGGTAATGTAAATCTTCAACCAAAAAAAGAATATGTAAAACCAATAGAGGTTCAATCAGAACTATCGGATAAAACTTTAAAGTGGTTTGCAAAAAGAGGTATATCCGAAACCACAATCGTTAATTGGAAAATAAGTGAATCCATAGAGTATTTTCCACAAGTCAAAAAAGAAAGAATTGCAATCAACTTTAATTACTATCGTGAAAAGCAATTAATAAACATAAAGTATCGTGATGGTCAAAAGAACTTTAAACTATTTAAAGATGCTGAACTAATCTTCTATGGTCTTGATAATATCAAGGAAATGGAAAAGATTTATATTGTAGAGGGTGAAATAGATGCTTTGTCTTTACACGAAGCAGGTCTTTATAGTGTTTGTTCAGTTCCTAATGGTGCATCTAAAGGATCTCAACGATTAGAATATCTTGATAATTGTTGGGAATACTTTGTGGATAAAACCGAGATTATATTATGTACCGATAATGACCAAGCAGGATTATCACTACGAGGTGAACTTGCACGAAGATTTGGACAAGGTAGGTGTAAGTATGTAGAATTTGGCGATTATAAAGATGCTAACGACATATTAATCAACAAAGGTGCAAGTGAACTTCGAGAAGTTGTTAGTAATGCAAAGAACTTTCCGATTGAAGGTGTGTTAAATATTAACGATATTTGGGATAGTGTTTTAAACTTTAACGAGAATGGGATTAAGAATTATAGTGTGCGATTGGGAAACTCTAATGAGTATTATAACATTAGCTTCGGAGAATGGACTGTATGCACAGGGATTCCAAATGCAGGAAAGTCAGATGTCATCGACCAAATATGTGTTAATCTTGCATTACAGGAGGACTTTCGAGTAGCAATGTTTTCACCTGAAAGCTACCCTTATGAATCCCATATTAAAAGGTTAGCAAACAAGGTTAATGAGAGAGAATGTAACACTCAAGATTTAAACAACACAAAAGCATTTATAGAGGAACACTTTTTCTTTGTTCGAATAGACATTGAAAACTTAACCCTAAAAGGCATTTTAGATGCTTTTAAGCAACTTGTATTTCAAAAAGGTGTAAATGTATGTGTGATTGATCCATACAATATGTTAGACCATTCTGCTCAACGAGATTTTACTTATGTTGGAAAGCTACTTTCAGAGATCACACAATTCTGCCAACAAACAAACACTCATTTGTTTTTAGTAGCACACCCAAGAAAAATGGAAAGCATAGATGGAAAGTATAGAGTTCCCAACCCCTATGATATTTCTCAATCAAGCGATTTCTTCAATAAAGCATATAATTGTATCACGGTTTATAGGAATCTTGGACAAAAAACTATTTATGGAAGTGATAGTGTTCAAGTATATGTTCAAAAGGTTAAGAGGAAAGAGAATGGTAAACAAGGCGATTTTATGGTAGCACCTGACTTTCACAATGGAGGTGTATATAAAGAAATAGATAAAGACAAACAAAGGTTTGAAGTAATAAAAGATAATATACCTTTTTAAATATGGAATTAAATAAAATATATAATGAAGATTGTTTAGAAACAATGTCAAAAATGCCAAATGATTTTGTAGATTATTCACTTATATCACCACCATATAATGTTGGAAATAATCAATTAAATGGCGAGGGTAAAAAGTATGAATCTATTAATGATAAGATGACTAAAGATGAATATTTTGAAAATCAAAAACAAGTCATTGAAGAATTATTAAGAGTAACTAAATATCATTTATTTTACAACATACAAATGCTTTCAAATAACAAACAAAGTGTTTTAAAACTTATGGGTTATTTTAACGATAAAATTAAAGAGATTATTATTTGGGATAAAAACTTTGGAGTACCTGCTATGGAACCTGGTGTTTTTAATAGTGCATACGAATACATAATCATATTTAGCAACGATCAACCAAGCAAAAGGAAGTTTTATGATGTAGATTTTAAAGGTACACAACCAAATGTGTTTCGTACAAAAAACAAACACTCTAATCCATTTGCTGATAAACATAAAGCAATATTTCCCCTTGATATACCAAGATATTTTATGCAAGTATTTGGAAAGGAAAATGATATTTGGTATGATTGTTATATGGGAACTGGCACAACTGCTGTTGCTGCAATAGAAGAAAAAAAGCAATTTATCGGATCTGAAATATTTGATGAATATTGCGACCTTGCAAACAATAGATTAAAACCATATTTAACACAAATTAAATTGTTTTAACTTTGTTTAATGTTTGAGATTAGTGTATCGGTAATGAGGGGTTTTGGAATAGGTTTTAACTACTCTAATGAAGATATTGAGGGTTTAGAACCATTAGCCGATGATCTTCGACATACTATCCAAATAATCTTTTTTTTCGTAATAATCAACATAAATTACTATACTCCCAACGAAGAAGAATAAAATTTTTCTTATTGATTATCAATTAGTTAGCAATTATTTACTAATTATTTACATAAAATATTTTTTATATTGTAAAATATTCTTTATATTTGAGTATTATTAAAAACAACTAAATTAAAAATTATGGAAAAAAGTAAAAACTTAAAATTGATAAAAAAAGAAGATTTTGGAAATTCACAATATTTTGAATTTGCAAGAGAAACACAAATCACACAACACTATTTTACATTAGAGCAAAAAGATGGTTATGTTTTAAAAGCTAAAATATATAAAGTTGTAACTGATCAAGGTAATACTTATTACAGAGTTTGGTCATTAAAAGGTTCATCATTTCCTTATGATGCAAATAATTTTAAAACTTATGATGAGTTAATTGAAATGTATTCAATATGGGCAGATGATATAGAGAATGATACATTAATGGGACAAATAAGAATAGGGCAAACAATTTAAAACAATCAAGGGGGTGAAAATCACCCCCATTTAACCTTAAATAAATTAAAATGAGTATTGAAAAATTATTAAGAGAAGTAAATAAAATTAAAAATAATGAACCTTTAGATGTTAATTCATTTGAGGAACTAACATTCAAAACTGGAATGTTTGGAGAAAAAAGATCAAGATATACTTTTGACAATGGACTAACATTATCTGTTGCAGGTGGTGATGGTTTTTACGGAGATGGTATAATAGATTTTGAAATCGCTATATTAGATAGTTACGATGAACTTATGTCATTGAATATATTTTCTGATGAGTATGGTAATGTTTCAGGTTGGCAAACCAAAAAAGATATTACCGAATGGATCAAAAAAATTAAAAAATATAGTGTCGAATAAAACCACTTTCCGACATAAACTGTGAAAGATAATAGGAAGTTATGAAACCTGGTTTTTAACCCTGCTTGTTTAAGTGGGGTTTTTTTATGTATTTTTGTAAAGTGAAAACAAACAAAAAGCAACACACTAAAAAAGCAATTCTTGAAGCATTAGAAAAATCACTTGGAGTTGTTACAACTACTTGTAAGAAAGTTGGAATCAATAGAACTACCTTTTACAAGTATCTAAAAGAAGATGAGGAGTTTGCAAAGCAAGTAAAAGATATTGAGAACATTGCTCTTGATTTTGCTGAATCACAACTCCATAAACAAATAAGTGAGGGCAATACAACTGCTACAATCTTTCTCTTAAAGACAAAAGGAAAGAAACGTGGTTATGTTGAGAGAAGCGAAATAATCCACGACAATCAAATTAAATCAACCATTATAGAATGGACACCACCAAGAAAGTTGAACAAAGATGCAATAGACAATTCTACGACCTTATTAGATCAAAGAAAAGATTCAAAGTCCATCAAGGAGGAACAAGGTCAGGAAAAACAGTAGCCGTTTGTCAATACCTGGTTTATCTAATTACAACATCTGAAAAACCTTTGACTATCTCTATTGTTCGTAAGACACTACCTGCATTAAGAGGAAGTGTGATGAGAGATATAATGATAGTACTACAAGAAACTGGAATCTACTATTCAGGAGTCCACAATAAAGCTGATAACACTTTTAAATACAATGACCACTTAATTGAGTTTCTTTCGGTAGATGAACCTCAAAAGATTCGTGGTCGTAAAAGAAACATTGCATTCTTAAATGAGGGCAATGAATTAAACATAGAGGATTTTCGCCAAATCAATATGAGAACTACCGATATGGTCATTGTTGATTTTAACCCATCAGATCCTATCCATTGGATTTATAATGACCTAATTCCAAGAGAAGATTGCGATACTTGGGTAACAACATACAAAGACAATAATTTCTTGTCTAAAGAACTTGTAAACGAAATTGAAAGAATGAAACTTCGTGATCCTGATTACTGGAGAGTATATGGTGAGGGATTACAAGCAATCTTTAGTGCAAGACAAATATTTAATAACTGGACTTTTATTAATTACGATGAGTTTCCTGAATTTGATTTAGAGGTAGAAGGTATTGTGGGGATTGACTATGGGTATAGTAATGATCCAACCGCTTGTGTTCTTGTCTTTAAAAAGAACGACAAGGTGTATTTGCACGAGATACTTTATCAAAAAGGTTTAACCAATAGCGATATTGTAGATATATTAAAAGCGAAAGGATATGGTGAAGTGATTACTTATGCTGATTCTGCTGAACCTAAATCTATTGAGGAGATGAGAAGATTAGGATTGTACATAAAACCTGCGACTAAAGGTCAAGGAAGTATAAATGCAGGAATATCTAAATTGAAAGAGTACGATATTATTGTTAGCAATGAATCAAAGAATATATTAAGAGAATATCAAAGCTATTATTGGGAACAATTAAAAGATGGAACGATAATAAACAAACCACAAGACAAGGAAAATCACTTAATGGATTCTATTCGTTATGCCGTTTATTCTTCCTTTGGTAAGAAAGAAAACTTTTTTGTAATTTAATTAGTATTTTTGTAAAATAAAAGTTATTCGATGGCATCAATATTATCAAGATTTCAGAAACTCATTTCAAAGAATTTTCAACAAACTAATGCAGAGTTTAATAAAGCGATATACAACTATATTGGAAATAGTATTATTTGGAATGCTGAAAACGATAACACTTACATTGAAAAAGGGTATCAATACAACACAACGATTTATTCTATTGTAAATCTTATAGCTAAAACTGCAGCGACAATTCCATTTCAGATATATGAGGTTAAAAATGAGAATGAGTTAAAGAGATACAAAGCAATGACAAGTGGTATCGCTAATGGTTCTGCATTACATAAAGCAGAGGTGTTAAGAAAACACGCACTTGAAGAAGTAGCAGATACTGAATTACACGAATTACTTTCAAGACCTAATCCTGCACAATCATACAATGCTTGGATTCAAGAAATAATTGCTTTTGGTAAACTAACTGGTAATCGTTACATCTATGGTTTAAAACCTGATACAGGTGCTAATCAAGGTAAATTCAAAGAATTATATGTATTGCCAAGTCAAAAGGTAGAAATTAATAGTGGTGGAATATTTGAACCAGTTAAATCATATTCATTAGACTATAATGGTCAATATAAGATGGAAGCTGAAGATATTTGCCATATAAAAGATTTTAACCCTTATTATGATGGAACTGGTAGTCATTTATACGGAATGTCGCCACTTAAAGCAGGTTTAAGATCATTAGATACAAATAACGAAGCAATTACAACTGGTGCGAAGTATTTACAGAATCAAACTGCAAGAGGTGTACTTATGAGTGATGAGGGGGATATTAATGAAGTTCAAGCACAACAATTAAAAGAGAAGTTTAGACAAAACTATCAAGGTTCTAATAGTGCAGGTGATATTGTAATAACACCAAAGAAATTATCTTGGATTAACTTTGGAATGTCAGCATCTGATCTTTCTCTAATAGAACAATACAATGCAAGTATTAAGGACTTATGTAATATATATTCAGTACCTGCAGTTCTTTTAAACAACACGGAATCTTCTACTTATAACAATGTAATTGAAGCTAAAAAGACATTGTATCAAAATGCAGTTATTCCTGAACTTAACAAAATCAAAGATGAGTTAAACAGATGGTTAGTTCCTGCTTATGGTGATAAACTATACATTGACTTTGATTACACAAGTATTTCTGAAATGCAAGAGGAAATGGACAAAGTGGTTGGGCAAATGAGTCAGGCTTGGTGGCTAACTCCAAACGAGAAAAGACAAGCGATGAGTTATGGTGTTGAAGCCGACAACGAAAAACTTAACGATTACTATATTCCAATGAATCTTGTTCCATTACAAGATGAGGTTATTAGTGAGGACTTTAAAAGTGTAAGAGTTAATTATGATGAACTACTTAATGTTAAGAGGGAAGTTCGCAGAGATGTTTACACAAGCGAAACAGAAGCAAGTGAAAGAGCAGAAGCGATTGGTTGTTCAGGTGTTCATTCACACGATGAGAATGGAAATAAAATTTATATGCCGTGTGCATCGCACGAAGATTATATCGCAATCATTGGACAAGATGTTAAAGATGAATATATTGACAAACCAGTTAAACCTGGTAGTGCCGTAGAAACTGGTCTTAAAAACAAGGTAGAGGAACATAATGAGAAAGTTGGTGATGATAAATCAAAAAGAACTTCATATAGAACATTACAAACTGTATTCAATCGTGGTGTTGGTGCATATAGAAATAATCCATCATCGGTTAGACCAAGTGTTACAAGTGAAGATCAATGGGCTTATGCAAGAGTAAACTCATTTTTATATGTTCTTCGTAATGGTAAATTTAGAGGTGGCAAACACGACACCGACCTTTTACCAAGTGGACACCCAATGTCAAGCAAGAAATCAATAACTAAAGCTGAAAGCTATACTAATTACCCACAAGGTGCTACTAACAATGCAAAAAGAATGTTGGAGTGGAGAGAAAAGTATGGTCGTGATGTTGTGAAAGGTGGAACTGAAGTTGGTTGGAAAAGAGCAAATCAATTAGCTAATAGAGAACCTTTATCACTTGATACTGTGAAAAGAATAAATAGCTTTTTAGCAAGACACGAGGATAATGCAAAAATATCTGAAGAATACAGAAACGAACCTTATAAAGACAAAGGTTATGTAGCTTATAATCTTTGGGGTGGTAAAGCAATGATTTCTTGGGCTAAAAGGATTTCTCAAAATGCTGACTAAAAAATTCAAAAAAACTTATCATAAGGATTGGCTTAATCAATTAGACATTGAAGAAGCGAAACAAGACAAGAAATGGGTTAAATACTTTAAAAAGGAAAGTAGTGATATTATCAATGAGTTTCTAAAAGCCAATAAACAAATACCTGATTTACAATTTAAGTTTAAGGATAGCGACTTAATAACTCTTTATGTTGAACTATATCAAGAGGTTGGAAATAAGTTTGCTAAGTGGTATGCTCAAAACTTTGAGAAATACATTACTAAAAATACCCATATTGAATATGAGGATATTTGGAATGAAAAGTTTGCATACATAGGTAATGAAGTAGCAGGTGCAAGAATAGTTAGTGTAGGTGGTAATCGAAGAAAAGAATTTATTAAGACATTAAAAAGATATATGGCAGATCCTGACTTTCAATCAATGGGTGAGGTACAAGCATCAAGAATACTGCGAAAGAAGTTTAATGATATGTCGGTTGTTAATGCAAAACGAATTGTAAGAACAGAAAGTGTTAATGCAGCCAATTATGCGACTAATCAAAGTGCTACTGATGTTTTTGGAAAAGAGAATCTTCAAAAAGAATGGATTGCAACTTTTGATAATAGAACAAGAATAGATCATATACAAGCCAATGGACAAATAGTTGATATGGATAAAAACTTTTTAGTGGGTGGTGAGGAATTAAGTTATCCAGGTGATAGTAGAGGAAGTGCTGCTAATGTAATTAATTGTAGGTGTACCAATGCACCATTTCCTAAAGAAGAAATTATTGAGGGTGCAATACCGCAAAGAATTGAGCCAATGCCAGTAAGAGTTCCAAGACAAAGAGTAGTGCAAGAAGGAAAACCAAACTTTTATCCAAAAGAAATTGATGATCTTAAAAAACAAGGTTATGAGATTGATGATAAAGCAATGGAGATAACAAGTTTGTTAAATAAACCTATAAGTGTTAAATTTTTAAGAAAGGGAAGATCGTTTGCAAACGAAGATGGTATTACAATTAACATAAGAGATTATAATACTAAAGTAGCATTAAACAGAGCATTAGTTCACGAGATAGGTCATATGGCACATAAACAAAATAATTGGGCAAAATGGAATATGAGAAATAAATCTAAACCAATTTTAGATGATGATGTTAAAAATGCTTTTGAAAAATGGAGAAAACAATTAGGTTATAGGCAAAGTGCAAGTGTGCAAAATGAAGCATTGAAACCATACAAAAGATTATGGGATTTTGAGGATTTCGGAAGTTTAAAAAAACAATTTCCATCTCTTTCAGAAAAAGATTTTCAACAATTTCACGGAGCAATGGCAGATTTTTTTGGTGCATTGACAAGAAACAAAGTTGGATATGGTCACCCTAATGCTTACTATACAAGAGGTGGTCTTTATTCACAAGTAGCTGAAGTTTTAGCTCATTCATTTGAAAATTTATATTTCGGCAACCCCATATTTAGAAGATTATATCCTGAGATTTATTATGAATCAAGAGAACTTATAAGAAAATTACAAAATAAAATATAATGGAAAGATTGTTTAGATTATCACAAGAGTACGAAAAATTACACCCAAATTCAGAATCACCAAGAACTTGGCTAATGTTATTTAGTATCGAAGAACTAATTGTAATGTTAGAAAATGCAGATGGAAGAAGAATAGATGTCTTAATAACTGATTCACCTGAAGTGAATGGTGGTGGTGAATTAATATATATAGAAAATTAATATCTTTGTAAAATGGAAAATATAATATATAAGTCAAGCCCAATCGGTGAATTAGTTGATGCCGATGAAAAGAGTGGAATCGTAAAAGGATATGGTTCTGTATTTAATAATGTTGATAGCGATGGTGATATAATTACACCAGGTGCATATACAAAAACGATTATGGAGAATGGAAGTCGTGTTAAATACTTATATCAGCACAATATGGATCAACCATTAGGAAAAATGGTGAACTTATATGAAGATGATAAAGGATTGATGTTCGAAGCGAAAATACCAAAAACTCAACTTGGAACTGATGTATTAGAACTTATGAAAGCAGGGGTGATTACTGAAAACAGTGTAGGTATATTGCCACTTCAAAAGGAAGCAGGAATGGGTGATGGATATAACAGAAAATTAACGGAAGTAAAACTTTATGAGATTTCTGCCGTTACACTTGCTGCAAATGATGAAGCAATGATATTAGATGTAAAAGGGAATGTAGATAAGGAGAAAGTATTGAAAAGATTTGATAAACTTGTGAAATTAATTCGCAAGGGTAACATTTCTGACAATATGGGTTATGCTATTGAAGCAGAACTCATCAAGCTAAAATCTATTTTTAACGATAGTGCCACTCTGCCAACTGAAATTGATGTTACAGAGCCGACAGAGATTAAAACTGATAATAGTGATATATATAATTATTTGTTTAATAAATTAAATTCGTAAAAAATGAACGATGAAATCAAAAAAGAATTAGACCAAATCGGAGATTTAGTTGATTCTAAAATTGAAAAAGCATTCAATTCGGCTCAAGATAATGCGAAAGGTGAGATTGAAGAATCACTTAAAAGTGAAATTTCAAACCTATCTAACGACTATCTTGCAAAGAATGATGAAATGCAAAAAAGAATGGACACTATCGAAATGGCAGCTAAAAAAAATGCTATCGAAAGTAAGCCAGTAAACTTTAAAGGTGCTTTAAAAGAAGCTATCGAAGGTGGTGCTATTGAAGGTCTTAAAAAAGGACAATCAAGAGCAGCTTCATTCGAAGTAAAAGCTGATATGACAACTGGTGCAGATTATACTGGTGAGGTTATCGCTGCAACAAGAGTACCTGGTATAAAGTATGATCCTGCAAATGCAGTTCACATTAGATCAATCGTACCTGTTGGAACTACAAACTCTGACACAATAAGATATATTAAAGAATCTGCATATACACAAGGTGCTGCTGCTAAAGCAGAAGGAACTGCACTTGGACAAACTGACTTTAACTTAACTGCTTCTACTGCTAATGTAGAGTTAATTGGTACTTACTTAAGATTATCAAAGCAAATGCTTGATGATACTGAGCAATTAACTTCTTACATCTCGGCAAGAGTACCAAGCAAGTTAATGGCAGTTGAAGATGACCAATTATTAGGTGGTAATGGATCTGCACCAAATTTAGAAGGATTGAGAAATTCTGCTACTGTTTGGTCTAATTCTGCTTCAGGATTCGCTGATGGTGTTATTGCAAACCCACAAAACATTGATGTATTAATTACTGCACTTAACCAAGTTGCAAAAGCTAATTATACTTCAGATGGGATTTTAATGCACCCAACAGATTTCCACAAGATTCTTGCACTAAAAGATGGTGACAGTAGATACTTAAAAGATCAAGTTTATCAAGGATTACAACCTACATTTATGGGAGTACCATTTAGAATCTCAACTGCAATGGCAGAAGGAGAGTTTATCGTAGGTAATTTCTCACAAGCTGCTCAAATTTGGCAGAGAGAGAATGTAAGTGTTGAGTTCTTTGAGCAAGATTCTGACAATGTTCAAAAGAACTTTGTAACAGTAAGAGTTCAAGAAAGGTTAGCAATGACTACTTACTTACCAAATGCACTATGTAGAGGTTCATTCGCTACAGTGGTTGCAGCTCTATAATTAATTAGAGTTTATATAATTAAAGGGGCTTCATGCCCCTTTTTTTATTTTACTTTCTTAATAAATCTTTCTGCTTGATCTTTAGTCCAAAATGTCCTGCCGAGTTCAGTACCTTCGAAATCATAATTTACAAGCCAAAGACCACCTTCTAATTGTAAAGGTTTGTATTTAATTGTCTTTTTCATATTAACAATATATAAAAAAATATTAATAATGTAAAATATATTTGTGTATATGAAATAAATTGTTTTACTTTGAAGAAAATTAGAAAATATGAATAAAGAACAATTTAAAGAATTTCTAACATTTGTAAGTTTTATGGTTTTAGGCATTGGTATATTTTTTTGCTTATGGTCAATCTCTGAAATATTTAGCATATAATGAAAGTAATATACAAAGCAACAAATCAAGATATTAATATGCCAGTTGATTTAAACTTGCAAAAAAGAATACTGAAATATTGTTGTTGGGGATTAGGATTGTTTACATTTTGGGCAACATTAGGAATTAACTTTTTATTTTGGTTAGTAAGATAATGTCAGTAAACAAAAAAATAGCACCAAAAATAATGAAGATTATATCTAATCATTGGGATATAAAAAACATAACCCAAGATGATTATTTCAAGGTTTTGAGTTATGCTTATGGAATAGAAGATACAATAATTGAAAGTAAAAAGAAAAAAGATGGATCACTTAGAGATTGAAAGATACCAAAGAGAAGAAATAGAAACAAAGGAGTGTTTAAATTGTGGTGTTGAGTTTAAAAGCCATATTGATATTCCAAAACAGTATTGTTCTAATGTTTGTTATTATAGTACATTAGGATAATTTTTTTTTCATATTAGTTAGTTTTATTAGTCAAGTGGTTAATTTCGGTTAGCCACTTTTTTTGTAACTTTATTTTCGTGGATTCCAATGCAAAAGGTTGTATTGCTGAATATAAATTTGGTATTGAATGTCTTAAACGAGATATAAAAGTTTCTTACCCCCTAATCCATACTTCTTTTTATGATTGTGTGGCGGATACAGGAGAAAATATGTATCGTATTCAAATTAAATCTACAACTCAAGGATTTCAAAAAAACAGGAAAACTGTTCATATACAATGGAAACATAGTTACGAAAAAAAAGATGTAGATTATTTTGCAATTTGGGTAGAGAAGTATGAAGGGTTTTTTATTTTTAAAAATGATGGTAAAAGATTAGCGGTTAGATTAAGTCAAACAAATGCTTATTCAAAATTTTTTAATAACTTTGACTTCAAATAGTTTTTTCTTTCTTTATTCTTTTTCAATCAAATGCACTGTAAACTTTATGGTGCATTTTTTTTGTATTTTTGTTTTAAATAATAAATTATGTTAGAAGATATATTAGAGTTTTTAGGAATCATAGAAAGGGAAACTAAAAAGACAAAAGAAACAAAGGAATTAAAACAAGCATACAAGAAAAAAATCAAAAAAAATAAGTAATGAAATATTATAGTAATCCTTTAAATCGCTTTCATACACAAATCAAGATAACTGCTACGACAGGATCAGAGATAATTAACACGGCAACGGCTAAATCATATTTAAGGGTTGATACAAGTGCTGATGATACCTTGATTGGTCAAATGATTACACAAGCCAGGATTATAATTGAAAATTACATTACTAAAGATATAGTGGCTAAAACAAGGAAATTATATTTAGCAAATGTTGATGAAAGGTTTGTTTTGCCATTTTCACCAATAGCTTCTGTACAATCAATAACTGTAGATGGAACTGCTACAACTGACTATACCACTTATGGTTTAGATGATACAATTATTGAATTGGGGAGTTTGCCATCAAAAGAGGTTATTGTAAGCTATACAACGGCAGGAATGAATGATAGTTTTTTAATAGAAGCAAATCTTCAGCTTGTTTCAACACTTTATGACAATAGAACTGATTTTGTAATTGGTCAAAATGTTACTGATCTTCCTACAAGTGTTAAAGAAATATTAAGTGGTTATAAAACAATGTTTATATAATGAATGCAGGTAAATTAGATAAAAGAGTTTTAGTTAAAAGACAATCTAAATCTGTTGATGGTTTTGGTGGGTTTACATCTACTCTTGGAACTCAAACAACCATTTGGGCAATGGTTAATTATACTGGTGGTGATATTACCACAAAGAATGGGAAAAGAGATAGGAATTTAGTTATTGAATTAACTGTTAGGAAAAAAACTGCTGATGATATAAATACGACAGATCTGTTAGAAATTGAAAATGAAAGTGGACAATTTCAAATAAACAATATGTTTAATAGCAATTATAAATATTACACAACAATAACGGCAACAAAAAGGGAATAATGGCAGAAAAAGACATTCAAATAGTGTTAAATAAATCTGATGCAAGAAAGGTTGAGCAGCTTTTTAACAAATTATCTTCATTAAGTAATAAAGGAGTTGATATGATAATAGCTAAAAGGGCATCGTTTATTGTTAGAGATATGAAAGGAGATGCACCAGTTAAAACAGGTAATCTTATGAATAATATAGTTTACAACCATCAAAATTTATCAATAGAATCTAAAGCACCATACAGTGCTGCAGTTGAAGAAATGACAAGTTCTAAAGCGAAAGGAAGTGTTAAGGGTGCATATCAATTTTTCTACAAGAATATTAACAAAGGTTTGGTTAAATTAAAATTAGATTTAAACAATGCAATTAAAAGAAGTTTAAGATGAAAGAACCAATACGATTTATAAGACAAAAGATATTTACACTCTTAAATGGTAATGTAAGTTATGGTGGTGCAAATGTACCTGTATATAATCGTGTTCCATCTACACAAAGTGAACCATATATAATTGTGTATTCTGCAGATACTGCTCAAACAAATCAAAATCAAAGTGACTTCATAGTTGAATGTATTACAAGAATCGAAGTAGTTACGGCTTTCTTTTCTGATGATGGCGGAGAACTACAAGTAAATGATATTGTAGAATCAATTTTAGAGTTAATTAAAACATCTACAACTGATTACTTTGACCTTACATCTAACAACTTTAATGTCTTTACAAGTAACATTAATGGGGTTGCTTATAGTGAAGAAAATGATGATGAAAAAACTTATTTTAGAGCAATCATTGATATTGCGAATAGAGTTCAACAAAATTAAAAATTATGGCAAAATCTAAAAAAGAAAATTTTAGTAAACATATATCTTGGAAAGAAGCATTTGGTTCTGCAACTGCAAAAAAACTTAAAATAAAAAACACACCTAACGAAGAACAATTAGCCAATATGAAAACATTAGCTGATAACTTATTCGAACCATTAAGAGAAATAGTAGGTGAACCAATCATTGTAAATAGCTTTTTTAGATCAAAGGAATTAAATAATGCTATTTCAGGTGCTGCAACTACATCTCAACATATAGATGGTTGTGCCATAGATTTAGATGCCACAGGTGTTACAAATTGCGAATTATTTTACATAATTAAAAATGAATTAGATTTTGACAAACTTATTTGGGAATTAGGTGATGATAATAACCCTGCTTGGATTCACGTTTCTTATGTAGAGGGGAAAAATAGAAAACTTTGCTATCAAGCTAAAAGAAAAGAGGGTAAAGGTTATTCTACATATCATTCTTTTAATTTAGATAAAATTCAAGATGCTTAAATTATTAAAAAGATTATTAGGTTTTTCAGATAAAAATGACATTGGTGGTCTTGGTCTTGAAATAAGGGAACTTATAAAAGGGAAAGAGATTGATCCACAAAAGTTAATTGAATTACAAGCACAAATTAACGAACAAGAAGCCAAGCACAGAACAATTTTTGTTGCAGGTTGGCGACCTTTTATCGGTTGGGTTTGTGGATTTGCACTTGCATATAATTTTGTACTAAGAGATTTGCTTGTATGGTATGTTGGAGTTGAATCAGCACCACCTGCCCTGCAAATGGAACATTTAATGACTGTTTTAATCGGTATGCTTGGACTTGGTGGAATGAGGACTTTTGAAAAGTTTAACAACAAATCAAACTAATGGCACAAAAAGTATTCATTTCTTATGTTGAAAAACCAAAGAAAAAAAGACCTGGTCGCCATAGTAAAAATGCAAGTAAAGGTCAATCAGGTTACAAAAAAAAATATCGTGGACAAGGTCGAAACCATTAATTTATAATTTATTATTTTTGTAGTAAATTATTACTTATGTCAAACGATTTATTTTATTCAGGAAATTATCAAAAAGCAGCTTTTGGAGAATTTGGTTTAAGAATCATTGCTTCAAGTGGAACAAGTACAGTTGGTGAAAAATACAATGCAATTCAAGCAATGGAAGATTCAACAATAACTTGTACAAATGCAGCAACTGGTGGTGATACATCAATAACAAGTTTAGAATTAAGTGCAGGATTAATTATATATGGAACATTCCATACGATAAGTTGTGCAGCAGGTAAAGTTATTGCTTATATAGAATAATATGTTAGGACTTGGGTTGAATATAGCGAAAATGGGTAACAAGGTTGCAATTGCTATACAAAAAATAAGACAATATTGGAATAAGAATCAACAACAATGGCAAAACGTAAATAAAAATTGGGAATCATTATAAATAAAAAATTATGGCAAGTTTAACAGGTAATAAAATAAAAGATACTTATACATCACTACTTAAAGTAGGCGATAATGGTGCTATTGATAGTTCAGCACAAGCACTAACTGATGGTGCAGGTAATGCATTAGGATTAACACTTACAAATACAGGTGTAATTGTTTCCACTGCAAAAGGTACATTAGTAGGTACTTCATCAACTGGTGAGGTTACAAGTGCGATGATCGTGGATAATGGTGTTGATGCTCAAAGATTAAATGTATCAGGTAATGGAACTGCAGGTCAATATCTTATAAGTGATGGTGATGGTAGTTTTTCTTGGCAAACTTTATCTGCAGGTGATATTACAAGTGTGGTTGCAGGTGATGGTTTAACAGGTGGTGGTACGAGTGGTGATGTAACTTTGACAGTTAGTGTTGATGATTCTACAATAGAAACAAATGCAGATGCGTTAAGGATAAAAGATTTAGGTGTAACTACTGCAAAGATTGCTAATGATGGTGTTACCTATGCTAAATTAGGTGCAGAGTTTACTACTGCAGCAGCATTAAGTGGAACTTCAGTAGATTGGGCAACTGCTACAACATTTACTAAAACAATAAGTGGAGATACAACATTGACTTTTGCTAATGTATCAACAGGTATGCAAATCAATTTAGTTATAAGTGGTAATCACGCTTTAACTTTACCTGCAAGTGTAAAAGAACTTACAAATGCTTCAACGTATGATGGAAGTGGAGAAAATTTAATTAGTATAGTTTCTACAAATGGAAACACAGAACAATTCGCAACAATAAATAAAGTAGCATAATATGAAAGCAGTAAATAACGCAGGTGTAATAACTTTTTATCAATCATTACCTAATTCATTTAGGTCATCAACTGGATTGCATTTAAACGTAAAAGGTTGGTCTAACCAAGATATGAAAGACAATGGGCTTTTTGATGTAATCATAGATGATAATTATGATGAAAGAATACACGATTTAGGTGAGATATATTGGGATACAGGGGCAACTTGTTTTAGAAAAGACATATCTAATAAAACATTTGATAAATCAGTAAGCGAATTAAAAGAACAAGCAATTAGCAACTTTAAAAGTAGAATAGGAAGCGAACTTGCAAAAACAGATTGGTATATAATTAGAAAAGCTGATAATGGAACAGAAGTGCCACAAGAAATAACTGATGCAAGAGAAAATTTAAGAGAATTATCTGATACAACTGAAACTGAGATCAATGAACTAACTACTAAAGAAGGTGTTATTACATACGATTTCCCAAACATTTAATAAATGGGTTTAAATAAAAGATTAATTGGTGCAGGTGCTACTGCAAGTGGTGCATTAACTCCAAGTGAAAACTTTAAGGCAGTTATTTATACAGGTAATGGTGGAACTCAAGCTATTACTGGAGTGGGGTTTCAACCTGACTTTATTTGGTGTAAAGCAAGAAGTCAAGCACACGACCATAATGCTACTGATTCAACAAGAGGAGTTTCAAAAGGGTTAAATCCAAACACTACTGCAGTAGAGGGTAATCAAGCACCATTAGGTGTTACTGCTTTTGGAACAGATGGATTTACTGTAGTTGATAATTCAGGTGGTGGTGCAAGTGTAAATGGAAGTGGAATTACCTATGTAGCTTGGTGTTGGAAAGCAAACGGTGGAACTACAAGCAGCAATACTGATGGAAGTGTTACAAGTACAGTACAAGCAAATACTGCAGCAGGATTTTCAATAATTAAATATACTGGAAATGGCGTTATAAATCAATCTATTGGACACGGATTAGATAGCACTCCTGAATTATATATTACAAAAAATTTAGACACAGGTGGAACAGGTTGGTTTACAAAAACAACAGTCATTGATGGAAGTTTAGATGAATTAGCTTTAAACACAACCGATGCGGCAAGTAATGTAAGTAACACAAATTTACCTACATCAAGTGTAATCTATCAATATAATAACACAAATTTGGGTGCAAATGGTCAGAACTATATAGTTTATGCTTTTCATTCAGTTGATTCATTCTCAAAGATTGGTACATACACAGGTAATGGTTCAGATAACGGACCGATTGTAGAAACAGGATTTGAACCTGCATTTGTAATGATAAAAAAAGCAACAGATGATGGACTTGGTGCTGGTCCTTGGCAGATACACGACAATAAAAGAGATTTAACTAACCCAAGAAAAAAATATCTTTTAGCAAATTCAAGTAATGTAGAAGCAGCAGATTTAAATGGAATTGACTTTTTATCAAATGGATTTCAAATTAAAGATGATTACAAACATTACAATAGTAATGGAACAACATTTTTATACATAGCATTTGCAGCAGATCCTGACACAGAAGCACCAACACTTGCAAGTAGTTTTAATATAGAAACTTGGTCAGGTACAGGAAGTTCTAATAGTATTACTGGTTTAGGATTTGCACCTAATTTAGTTTGGCTGAAACAAAGGGGTGGTACTACTTGGCACAATATTCAAGATACAATAAATGGTGCTACTAAACATTTATATACAAATGCTACTAATGCTTTAGACACAACTTCTGATGGTTTAACAAGTTTTGATACTGACGGATTTACACTTGGTAGTGCAAATGGATTTAATGGAAGTGGTCAAAATATGGTTGCTTGGTCTTGGAAAGCTGATGATAACGAACCGACACTTTTTGGAGGACCAGCTGCTGCAGTTTATAAATTTGAAGATAATTATAATGATGTAACAGGTACTTACAATGGTTCAGGAACATCAGGAACATCTTTTATATCAGGTGGTAAATTTAACAAAGCAGTAGCTTTTTCAGGCACTTCATCTAATATGGATACAGGAATTACTGCAGGAAATTTTGAATCTTGGTCTTTTTGGTTTAAACCTGGAAGTTCAAATACAGGATATAGAGTATTAGTTAGCACTAATACAAGTGGTGATGTAGGTCAGAATTTTGAATATAGTAGCAGTAATAGTTTTTATATTGTAGATATATTAGGTGGTGCAACAAATAATTCTGCATCTGTTACAATAGATTTAAGAGATGGTAATTGGCATCACGTTGTACTTACTAAAACTGCAACAAAATTTACTGCATATTTAGACAAACAAGAAAAAATATCTGTAACTAATGCAACTGGTAGTTCATTGCAAAAAGGTAACGAATGGTCTTTTGGTAAAGGTAATTATGGTGATGCAAATAGTGATTTTAAAATAGACCAAGCAAGATATTTTAAAAGTGTTTTAGAACAAGAAGATATAGATAAATTATATGCAGAAACTGAACCAGATAATGATGATTTAAGTTTTGGCGCTCCAAAAGAAACTATAATTAGTGCAAATGCTAATGCAGGGTTTAGTGTTGTTAAATATACTGGGACTTATCCGACACATCAAAAAATACCACACGGGTTATCAGCAGCACCAAATGTAATAATAATTAAAAATTTAGCTGATAGTGCTGATTGGGAAGTTTATCATAGTGGTGTTGGTGCAACAAAGAATTTTGTATTAAATGATACTGCTGCACCTGCTACTAATTCAGGATTTATGGCAGATACTTCACCAACTGCAACTGTATTTACTGTTGGTAATGATGGATATGTAAATGGTGCAGGTGATGAGCATATTGCTTATTGTTTCCACGATGTATCAGGATATAGTAAATTCGGAACATATACAGGAAATGGAAGTGCAGGACAAGCTATTACAACAGGATTTAAACCTGACTTTGTCTTAATAAAAAGTACAGTAGGTGCTGATAACTGGAGATTATATGATACAAGGAGAGGTATTACTGGTGGTGGTTATTTAGAACCAAACAGAAGTGATGCTGATGATACAAGTAACGCACCTAACCTTACAATGACATCTACTGGGTTTACGATAACATCAGGTGGTGTAACCGCAGGTAATAATGCAAATGGTAATTTATATACATATTATGCTTTTGCTAAAAATGTACCAAGCAACACAACATTAGCGAATAGCTTTAAAGCAGTAACATATACTGGAAATGGTAGTAGTCAATCAATAACTGGTACTGGTTTTAAACCTGATTTAGTATGGATAAAGCAAAGAAGTGGTACACAAGACCAAATGTGGTATGATAATAACAGAGGTGCAGGTCATTATTTATCGTCTAATAATGCTAATGCTCAAGGATATGCTAATACAACATTAACATCATTTGATGCAGATGGTTTTAGTGTTGGTTCAAGTAATAGTGAAAATCAATCTGGACAAACATTTGTAGCTTGGTGTTGGAAAGCAGGTAATACTTGGCAATCTAATATTGAAGGTTCAATACCAAGTATAACAAACACAAATACAGCAAATGGTTTCAGTATCGTTAAATACACTGGAACTGGTGCAAATACAACAGTAGGGCATAATTTAGGGGCTGCACCTGAAGTAATGATTATTAAAGATTTAGACAACACAAGAGATTGGGCGGTGTATCATATAGGGAACACGGGTTCAAGTGGTAATGCAAATGAAGAAAGATTAAAACTAAATTTAGATGTTGCTACAACTACCTATGCACCATATTGGAACGGTACAACTCCAACATCAACTGTATTTAGTTTAGGGAATGAGGGCAATGTTAATACATCAGGTCAAAATTATATAGCTTATTGTTGGACACCAAAATCAGGATATAGCAAGTTTGGAAGTTATACTGGAACAGGAAGTTCAGGTAATGCACAAGATATTGGATTTCAACCTGACTTTGTAATGATTAAATCTACAGCACAATATGGTTGGAATATTTACGACAGTAAAAGACCATCAGGTTCTATAACAGGTAGATATATGTTAATTGCAAATTCTTCTGATACTGAATATACAACAAGTGCAGTTCATATTGATTTAACATCAACAGGATTTAGTTTTCCAAATGGTTATGATGGAACTAACAAATCAAGTCAAGATTATATATATATGGCATTTAAAATGAATTAAAATGGAAGGATTTAAACCAACAATAATAGGATTAGGAGTTTATATAGTAAGTATGACACAAATAAATGAAGCACTACAAGCACTCTTAATAATAGCAACGTTGGTTTATACAGTTATCAAGACAATACAACTTTTAGATAAATACGATAAAAAATAAATTATGGCAAGAATATTCGAATATTTAGCACAAAAGATCAGAAATTTCAATAGTTGGTTTACGACTGGTTGGAATAATATCATTAGAAAATTATTAATCAAAAATTAATTATATTTGTAGTATAAAAATTATAAGTTATGGCTTCAACAGTTTTCAATGGTACTAACCTTTTAATCAAAATCGCAGATGATGCAGGTTCACCTGCTACAATAGGACACACTACATCGTGTTCAATTTCATTTACTAACGATATGGCAGCTGCCACTACAAAAGATTCAGCAGGATTTTCTGAATCAATCGCAGGTTTAAGATCAGCAGAAATATCTTTTGATGGGTTAGTTGATTATACTGATGCTAATGGTGGTAAAGAAATCGCACACAAGCTACTTACAAGACAGAAGTGTGATTTTACATTTGGAACTGCCGCTACTGGCGACACTATTTACAGTGGAGAGGGGTTTGTTTCTTCTTGTGAAATAAGTGGTGCAATGGAAGAAGCAGTTACTTATTCAGGAACAATCACAGTTACTGGTGCAATCACAGAATCTACAAACTAACACTTGATTTTCAAATTGTAATTACTATATTTGTTATTATAAACTATTTTAAATGACAAAACAAAGAGGATATTACACTCTTAAAATCGGAGGAAAGAATCGTACATTACACTTTAGTATGAACTTTTGGGCAACTTTTACAGATATGCTTGATGTTTCTCTTGATGAAATTGGAGGTATTTTTGAAAAAGGTGTTTCACTTAAAGCTATTATTACAATAGTATATGCAGGAATTTTAACTTACGATCAAGAAAGTAAAAACGATATTGACTATGATAATTTCGATGTTGGTAATTGGCTTGAAGATATTACTTCAGAAGATATTGAAAAGATTATCAAGGCAATGACAGAATCAAGAATCTTGGGTAATGATTTAAATGCAGGTTTAAATAGAAATCCACAAACTGATTCAAAAAAAAAATAACCGATAAAACTTCTTGGGAGGACATAACCGATTTTTACATTGGTTATTGTGGTATTAATCCTAACGACTTTTGGACTAATACATTTAAGGAAAACAAACTAATGTCGGAATCGTATGTAATCCAAATAAATGCACTTTGGGAACAACATCGTTTTGTTGCAACTATGATTCACAATGTTAATGTTGGCAAGAAATCTGATATGATAAAACCCCACCAACTCTTTGAATTACCACAAGACAACATAAAGAGAAATACGGCTAAAACATCAAGAGAAGATTTTGAAAAGTATCAAGAACTCATTAATAGTAAGTTGAATAAAAAATAGTTATTTTTGTACTATGGCAGAACAAAATTACAAGTTACTTTTTGAGTTTATAGCTAAAACTGCACAGTTTAACCTTAACATTGACAGAGCAAAGGGAAAGATTGCAGGATTTAGCCAACAAGCAGTAAAAACAGGAAAGTTTTTGTCCACAAGGTTATCGTTACCATTATTAGCAGTTGGTACTTTAGCGGTTAGACAAGCTGCCAAGTTTGAAAGATTACAAGTTACATTAAATACATTAAATGGATCAGCAGAGGAGGGTGCAAAAGCATTTGAAAGATTGGTGCAATTTAGTGCAGAAACACCACTACAATTAGAGGAACTTACAAGAGTGAACAATATGTTAATGGGATTTGGGCAGACATCAGATGATGCTTTTAAATCTCTTAAAATGTTGGGTGATGTTGCAGCAGTTTCAGGCGGTAATCTTACAGGTATAGCCGTAGCATTTGGTCAAGCAGCTGCAGAGGGTAGAGTAATGACAAGGGATTTAAGGCAGTTTATAAACAATGGTGTACCTATACTTGATATACTTTCAAAGTCAATGGGAGTTGCAAGGGGTGAAATAAGCAATATGGCATCAGAGGGTAAATTATCTTTTAAAATTTTACAAGATGGTTTTAAATTTGCAACAGGCGAGGGTGGTCGTTTTAATGATGGTTTAAAGGTTCTTTCACAAACATTAGAGGGATTATTTAGTACATTAAAAGATAATGTAAATATAGCACTTGCAGAGCTTGGTCAAGAAATAGCAGATACATTAAATTTAAAAGAGGGTATTCCTGCTTTATCTAAAAGTATTAAAGAATTGACAGATGCTTTTGTAGGACTAAATGAAAATCAACAATCAACAATACTTGGTCTTGGTGCTTTAGGGATTGCAATTTACCCAATTACTATTCTTTTAGGTGCTTTTTCAGCAGCTGTTACTGCAATAGGAACGGTAATATCTGCTACAACTGGATTCATTATTTTGTTATCTTCTGCATTAGCAGGATTAGCAATATTTAGTTCATCTAAAGGTGTATCAGGTCAAATGGGAATTTTTGAAGGTTCAAGTTTAGATCCTGTTAAATTGAGTGAAACAAATAAAGAATTACAATTATTACAAAACAATATAAATGCAATAGCTAAAAATGATTTTATTGGTGCATTAGGTAAAAATCAAAGTAGGCAACCTTTTTCTTTAGTACAACCAAAAGGAACTTTTGATACACCAACAACAACTTTAACTACATCAGGAGATGAAGCAATGGGTGGTGGATTTTTAGGAATTAATCCATTTAAATTAGGAACAGGTTTTCAATCACTTGCAGGTATTATAAAAACAGAGTTGCCAAAAATGACTAATGTAACAAATGGTTTTTCATTATCACTTGAAAATATGTCTGCAAAGTTTCAAGATTTTGAAGAAAATGCAATAGTACCAATTGCTGAAGCAACAAAAACATTTGGAGAACAAATAATTCCACAAATCGGTATTGCATTACAAGAGGGGTTTGCTGCAATTGCAGAGGGTGAAAACCCATTAAAAAGATTAGGAACAATATTAAAAGGATTAATTACAAGATTACTTGCAGCAGCAGCAGCAGCAATGTTGCTTGGTGCATTTTTAGGAGGTGCAGCTGGAGGATCTGCAATTCTAACTAAATTAGGTGGAATTAAAGGATTATTTACTTCCTTTTCAGGAATCGAATTTGCAAAAGGTGGTATTGTATCAGGACCAACAAATGCTTTAATTGGAGAATATCCAGGTGCAAGATCAAACCCTGAAGTAGTCGCACCATTAAATAAATTAAAAAATATGTTAGGGACAAGTGGTGCAATGCAAGGAGAGTTTGTTTTAAGAGGTCAAGATTTAGTAGTTGCTTTACAAAGAGCAGAACGAAACAGAAATAGATTTAAATAATGGCTTACGGAGTTAAATATGAACTTGATTTTTCAGACATCAAGGGAAATAAAAGAAGTGTCCAAATTCTAAAAAAGGATTATGTTGGCGATGTATTTGCTATTGTAGGAACTGACAATCCAGTTATAATTAAATACACAAATGATGATGATTTTTATAATCCGATTATAGGTTCATCTTGTGTGCTAAATATTAAAACCACCGACACAATATCGTATGATGAGTTTACAAATTTTGATGAAAGAGAATATAAGGTTAGAGTTAATATTGGAGTTGAAGATGAAGCAGCTGATATTAATTCACCTCTTTGGCAAGTTGCAGACACAAATTGGCAAGAAACAGATTATAATTGGGCAGCATCAACAGTATTTCAAGTTTATTGGGAAGGGTATTTAGTTTCAGATACATTTAGGGAAGCCATACAATCAAAACCTTTTGATATAAGTTTAAGAGCAATTGATAATTTAGGAACTCTTGATTCATATTTAGTTCCTGATGGTGATATTGCAACCAATGCAGATGGTACAATCAAAACTGTTGCAAGTGAGCAAACCAATAACGATAGGGCTTGGTATTATCTTCATAAAATATTAAATTTTACAGGTCTTGATTTTGATATATATGTTCAAAACAATATTAGAAAAGTTGATCCAGTTTCAGGATTGGTTGTAAACTCTAATAACAATTTATATCAAGATATATTAATTAATGAATTTGCTTTTACTGAAAATTTTGCTAAAAAAAGTTCAAAAGAAGTATTAGAAAACATATTAAGATTAACAAATTCAAGAGTTTATCAGGCAAATGCGAGTTGGTATGTTGTGTCGAATAGCAATTATTATGATAATGCAGTTTCAGGTAGCTTAACTGATGATACAGGGGAAGATCAAGACCAAACAATAACAAATCCAATAGTAACAACTGATTCTGTAAGCAATGCAACATCAACAAGTGTTACATTAAATGGTACAATAACAAATGACAGAGGACTTGCTATTATTGAAAGAGGTTTTTATTTTGGAACGAATCCTTTAATATTGGCAAATCCAAAAGTTGCAGGATCTGTTGCTACAAGTTTTACATCAAATCAAACATCTTTGGTGGCAGGAACAACTTATTATATTGCTGCTTATGCAAAAAATAATACAATAACTGAAGGAAGGGGTGGGACAATACAATTTACTCCTGGTGCAGTTGCACCACCAATAGTTCCACCATCTGCAAGTCCAAGTGTAACTAATGAAATTCTTGCTAACAGTGATGTAAAAAATACATCTATGACTGTAAAAGGTAAAATTACAGATGTAGGTACAAGTAATGTTACTGAATATGGTTTTTATTTTGGAACTGATGGAAACGATTATACAAAAAATAGAAAAATACCAGTTGCAACAGGTCAAAACATATCAGGTGTTTTAAGTTTTAGCTTAAATACAACAAGTGTTACAAGTCCAACACTTACATTAACTGCAGGTGTTGCACACTATTTTAACGCTTATGCAATAAACACGACAGGTGAAAGTGTACCAACGGCAGGACAAAGAGAACAATATACTTGGAATTCTTGGAGATTGAGAAAATTATTAGATAGCACTTCTGTTTCAGTTCCTTATGATGCTTCTAAAGCAGTAGGAGATGAGGTTACAATTTCATCAACAGGTAATGATTGTTATGTAATATCAATAGGTCAATCATTAATAAGTTTATCAGGTCTTGCAACAATTAGTGGTGCTTGTGCTGATACCCCTGAACCTGATATTACTCCTGATATTCCTGACACTTGTAAAGCAATTACACTTTATCGAAGTGATACTGCATTTAATTTATGTTGTAGCACTCCAACATCAAGAACATTTTATATTAATGGTGAATCTTTTACTGACAATACAAATACAACTAAAGTGTATATAAATGATACTTGTACAACTTTAACGAATGCACAATTTTTATCAGAAGATTTAGTTAATTATAGATATTTTAATGGCACTAATTTACAAAACACGGCAAGTTGTCCTGAGTGTGATCCTGATGTTGTAACACCTGATGGATTTTTAGTTGAAAGAGATAATTCACAAGATACATTAAGGGTAGATTATAATGCGAGTTTTAGTGTAGGCGAAAGAGTTGTTTTGAATGTTCAAACACAAGATTGTTTTACTATTCTTGAAGAAATAACAACTTCTGATGATTTGTCTGCAATTACAATTAATGCTTCTTGTAACACTGTAAAACCAACACCAAGTGAAACTTGTCCAACGATGACATTTTTTGCAAGATATTTAAAGTGTGGTGATGATAGAATTGAGGTAATTGGAAATAATGTAGATAATTTTCCTCAATTTATAAAACAAGTTTCCAATAATGATTGTTGGGAATTTATAGATAGAACACCAAATACACAAAGTGATAATGAGTTTAATTTAGGTTGTTTCCCTACAAGTAAATTTGCAACTGGATTTTCTACTTGTGATGATTGTTTAGGAATATCTACGACAACTCAAGTG